TAATACTCACGTTGCTTACTTAGGCTTAGGTATAATAATGGGGATTTGGATCCTTAATTTGATTGCCTAAAAGAATAGGGCAACTTAGGTTGCCCTATTTTAAGATAGCCAAGTTTTAATTTCTTCACCCATTGTTTTAGCAGAAAGAACTAATTTTTTATCTAATGCAGAAACTATTTTTTCATCTACTGTTTTTTCAGCAATGATATCAATATACAAAACATTTTTTGTTTGACCTATTCTATGTGCTCTGTCTTCTGATTGAAGGCGTACTTCTAAATTATAGTTATTAGAAAAATAAATAACATAACTAGCCGCATGTAAAGTTAAACCATAGCCTCCCACTGTAGGATTACCTATAAAGAAACGAACAGCATCATTATTTTGAAAATCATGACACATTTGTTTACGAGCATCTACTGAGGTTGCTCCATACATAGAAACACAAGATCCTTTACCATATTCTTTTTCAATTTTTTTCTGTATGTCTTCAATGTTTTTAATATAATTAGCCCAGATAATAGCTTTACCATTGATCTCTTCTAATACAGTCATTAATTCATCTAATTTAGGATTATTAAATTCTTCAATAACTCCATCATCATTTTTAACAAAGCCATTAGTAACTTGATGTAGTCTCAATATTTCTGTTAACTGATTATTAAAAGATACTGTACTATCATTTAAAATAGTCATGGCATGTTGTTTTAGTCTATCGTAAACTTCTTTTTGTTTACCTGTTAACTGAACTTTTCGTTGTTCGTATACTTTGGGAGGTATATCTAAACAATCTTCTTTACGAACCCTGGTGCTAAAGGTTTTAATTTTACGTTCTAATTCATCTAAATTTTTATAATATTTAGGCAACATGATTTGTGTATTGGGCCCAGTGTATACGGCATGCATTTCAGCGTATCTAGATCTAAATGCATAATACGAATCATAGCCTAATAACTGTGGAGATAAAAATTTACATTGTGTAAATAAATCTAATGGTGATTTGGTTACAGGACTACCTGTTAAAATTCTACGAACCACGGCCAACGGAGCAAGCTTTAAAATACTTTTAGTTCGTTTTGCTTTTTGGTTTTTGATACTAGTAGCTTCATCTATGACAAAAGCACTTTTGTTATGATGTTTAAAAAACATCATAGATCCATTAACTCCTTTAGGAGTAGAAAAAGCCTCTACGTTCATTAATAAAATATTTAAATGATCTGATACTTTGTTAGTAAGTAAATCTACTTTTGGTTTTTTAGTAGAGTTCCAAATTTGAATATAAGTTTTAATTTGATTCGATAAATGATTTTCAATTTCTTTTTCCCACATAGCATAAACTGATTTTGGTGCTACGATTAAAGCCGAATCAATTACGCCTTTTAAGTACAACATACCTAAATTATCTATGGTTGTTTTTGTTTTACCTGTTCCCATATCCATAAAGAAAGCCCAGTTTTCTTTATCTGTGCAATCTTTTAAAGCATCTAATTGATGTTTATAAGGTGAAGTTTTAAATTGATATTCCATAAAAAAAGTTTATAGACTATTTCTTGACATGTGCAACAATTAAATTATAAGGAGAACAACATGGATTTTGAAAACATATCAATAAACGTAGACGAAAGTAAAATAGGAAAAATTTCAGAAAAGTGTAATTTATTGCAGGAGATGCAAAAAGAAATTACAGCTAAGAAAGCAGAATTGTCAGTCCTGGAGGACAAGGCAAACAATCTTCAAGAGCGGGTCATTCCCGACTTGATGCAGGAGGCAGGAGTGTCTTTAATCAAACTCTTCGATGGAAGCGTAGTAGAAGTTAAACCTTCTATTAAGGCCTCTATAACTTTGGATAATGCCGAGAAAGCGTATTCATGGCTTAGAGAAAAAGGATTTGGAGATATGATAAAAAATACACTCACTGCCTCTTTTAATAAAGAGGAAGATGCAAAAGCATCTGCCTTGATGAAAATGTTTGAAGAGCAAGGGTACAACTATCAACGTAAAGAAAAGGTTGAGCCAATGACTTTAAAAGCATTTGTATCAGAACAAATTCAAGCAGGTAAAGAAATACCTATGGATTTGTTTTCGGTATACATAACTAACAAAACAACAATTAAAAAATAAGGAGTAAAAATGAGCAACGAACAAGTAAAGACTGTAGCGAAAAAACAAAGCACAGAACTTGCAACTGTTAATTTAGAACAGTTTGCAGATTTAGGATTTGAAAATATTGGAGCGAACGATGTCGCTTTACCTTTTTTAAAAATCTTAGGTCAATTATCACCTCAAGTAACACAAGGTGATTCTAAATTCATACCTGAGGCTAGACCTGGTATGATTTTTAATACTGTAACAAATCAATTGTATGATGGTCAAAAAGGAATTAATGTAGTTCCTTGTCATTATAAACTTCAATATATTGAATGGAGAGATAGAGGAACTGAAAGATCTTCTGCTCCAGTAAATATTTATGAAAGTGATTCTGATATAATGTCTAAAACAACAAGATCAGAAGACAATAAAGACAGATTAGAAAATGGTAATTATGTTGAAGAAACAGCTGGTCATTTTGTTTTAGTAGTAGATCAAAATATGCCACAAGAAACAGCATTAATTGCTATGAAGTCTACTCAAAGAAAAAAATCTAAAAAGTGGAATTCAATGATGATGTCTATCAAAGCTAAAAGAAAAGACGGATCATTTTATAAACCAGCACCTTTTACACAAGTATATAATATCAAAACTGTACTTGAGAAAAATTCATTAGGGGCATGGTATGGTTGGGACATTACTCATGTGGGCCCAGTTCCTAATGCCGCTGTGTTAACAGCTGCTAATGATTTTTATAAATCATGTGCAGGTGGTAATGTAAAAGTTAAATTCGATACTGAAGAAGGATCAGAAAAATCTCCTTTCTAATGAAAGAACATTTAACAATCTTGGAACAGTTTAAACAACTGTTCCAAGGTTCACATACATATTATGGTGAGTCTAAGCCAACAGGTCAAAAAAAACCTAATGGTAAAGCTGAATATAAAAGCTGGATTAACCAACGTCCTATAACGGATGAAGATTGGAACGAACATCTTGAAGGAACTAGACACATTGGAACAGTACCTATTAGAGACGATTCTACTTGTAGCTGGGGAGTGATAGACGTAGATCGTTATAATATAAATCATTTAGAATTAATTAAAATTATAAGAGATAGAAAATATCCTTTGGTGCCTTATAGATCAAAATCTAATGGCTTACATTTATTTATTCATTGTAAAGAAGCCGTATCAGCAAAATTAATGCGGCAAAAACTTATTGAGATCGCAAGTGATCTTGGAGTAAGAGACGAAACAACTGATATATATCCAGCACAAGATATTGTAGATTTAACTCCTGATGCATGGGAAGAAAAAAGAAAAGGAAACTTTGTTAACTTACCTTATCAAAATTCAAAAAGATCCACTCGTATGGCTATGTACGATGATGGCAAAAGTGTTCCAATAGAAGAATTATTTAATCATGTAGAACATTTTAAAGTTAGCGAATCAGATTTAAAAAAAATAAATGCAGAATCATCTTCAGATCCAGAAACAAAAGACTATCCTCCATGCGTAGCACATTTTATGAAAAATAAAGTTAAAGAGGGTCAAGGTAGAAATGACGCTATGTTTAATTGTGCTGTACTATGTAAAAAATTAAATCCAGATCCAGATTATTGGCCAGAGATATTAAGAGACTTAAATAAAAAAGTTGGTGAGCCCCCATTAGACCCTAAAGAGTTAAACACATTAATTAATCAGCATACTAAAAATGATTATAATTATAGATGCAATTCTTCTATAGCTAAAATGCATTGTGATGCAAAAAAATGTGTCACTAAAAAATTAGGTATCAATCCTAATGAAGCAATGCCTGAAGTAGGTAAACTAATTAAGTATAATGTATATCCTGAACCTTATTGGGTACTTCCAGTTAATGGAATTAATATTAAATTAGATAATAAAGAATTGTATTCTCAAAGATTGTTTGCTGAGAAATTACAGACAGCAGATATTGTTTGGAGAACATTGAAACCAACTAAACAAAATCCAGATCCTTGGTCTGATTTTAAAGACGATTTAATTAAAAACAAAACCGACATGGAAGGATATGATGCCATGGCAGATAAAGACGATTTATTTAATTCTAAAATGGTTCAATTCTTTGAAGATTGCGAAGTACATGAAGAGTTTGATCAAATAGACAATGGTTATATATGGATAGATAATCCAGACGCATCTCAAGCATCTGAATTAAGATTTAAAATACAGACTTTCCAACGATTTATGAAAAAAATGGGTAATAATTGGAATAACAGAGAATGCACTAATTTTCTACAGGTGGGTGGGGCGGAACCTAAGAAAAAACATGCTAATATACAGACAAGACATTGGCGAAGTCCTATGCCTAAGTTACCTGAATATAAACGCAAAGAGGTAAAACATGATAAAACAAAAGCTCCATGGCAAGACAACTAAAATATTTGGGCCACCTGGAACTGGTAAGACACATCAACTATTAAAAAGAGTTAGATGGTTTATTAGAAACGGAGTACACCCAACACAAATAGCTTATTTTAGTTTTACCAATAAAGCCGTAGATGAAACAGTAACAAGATTAAAATTATCTTTACCACAATTTACAGAAGAAGATTTTCCTTATTTTAGTACCATACATAGTTTTGCTAGAAGACAATTTTCTAATATACCTGTATTAGATCCTACTGAAGATATGATTGAGTTTCATTCTGATTATGGAACTATAAAAATAAATGCACAAAAAGGGTTTGAAGATCAAAAGGTATTCAATAATTGGTCGTTAAGAATTTATGACAGAGCACGGAACACGAAACAGGATTTAATGTCAGCCTATCAACAACAAGAACGAAAAGAAGTTCGTAAAGCACAGTTTCAATCTATTATAACAGCTTATGAAGCTTACAAGACTACGGAAGTAAGTCCAGGAGTTAGAGAAAAAGATAAACTTGATTTTACGGATATGATACAAAAGTTTATAGAGGAAGGTATTCCTCCTAAGTTAAAAGTATTAATGGTAGATGAATCACAAGACTTAACGCCTTTACAGTGGGACTTGATTATTAAGCTAGCAGAATATTCAGATAAAATTTATTTAGCAGGAGATGATGATCAAGCTATTTATGAATGGAATGGAGCAGACGCTGATTTCTTTATTCATTTTCCAGGTAAGGTTAAAATATTAAAACAATCTAGAAGGATACCTGAAAGAGTTCATTATTTTTCACAATTACTCATGCTACCAGCAAAAGGTTTTAGACAGGAAAAAGAATTTAATGCTAGGGCAGAAGAGGGATCCATACAAACATATACTAATTTAAAACATGTTGATTTTGATCAACCTGGAACTTTTATGGTGTTAGCTAGAATAAGAACAGTAAAAGAAGAAATAGAACAAGATCTATATGATAGAGGAGTTTATTTTCAAGATGTTCAAGGTAGAAAATCATTTAAAATTGAACAATGGCAAGCTATCAAAGCATGGGATCATTTAATGAATGGAGGATCCATAACTAAAGAAGAAGCTTGTATTATGTATCACTACATACAAAACATTGACCACGGATTTAGAAGTTCAGACAGTGTTAAATGGTCTTTTGCTCATCCTAATCAACCATTTAATTATGATGACTTAACAGTAAGGGCTGGATTAAGAGAACCTAAAAGACATTGGATAGATGCCTTTAAGATAAGATTTAAAGATAAAGAAAAACAATATTTAATAAGATTAATGGAAAATAAGATTAATCTAAACGAATCAGCTAAGATTACAGTGGATACAATTCATGCTGTTAAAGGAGGAGAGGCGGATCATGTTGTTATTTTAAGTAAATCAAACTGGCCTTCTCATTATGAAAATAAGAACCTACAACAAAAAATTAAGGAATTAAGAGTTTGGTATACTGGAATTACTAGAGCAAAAAAAGCTTTACATTTGATTAATACTGATCATAAATATCATTTCCCTTTGGGTAAATTTTTTAATAACTATAAGGCACACTATGACAAGCAAAGAAGACTTTCTTAAAATATTTCCAGACGATAATCAAATTGGAGGAACTCATTATAAACAACTTACTATTCAACCTTGGACATTTATTAGAAAAAATAAATTATCTTACTTTCAAGGGAATGTAATTAAATACGTATGCCGTTATAAAAATAAAAACGGTATAGAAGATTTAGAAAAAATAAAACATTATTGCGATTTAGAGATCAAAGCCTTAAAAGAAGAAAAAAATGAATAAACCTATAGAAGTTAATACTAATCTATACGGACGACTAAAAGAAAACGGTATACAATTCAATAATATTATTGATGTTGGATGTTATAAAGGATCTTGGACAAGTAAACTTAAATTAATTTATCCTGATGCAAACTATTATTTAATAGATCCTAATAATATATATGAAGAAAAACTAAAAACATTAGGAACTTTTTATCAAGAAGTAG